CAATCCCTGGCGCGGATGGGGTCTATATCTGGCCTTTATGGCACGATTGACCTAAAATCTGCGTCGGACCGTAACTCCATGGCTATGATCGAAGAATTTTGCCCACCTTCTTTTGTGAGGTGGGTGAAACTATTCAGGAGCCCCTCGTGCCTGCTTCCCAGCGGCATTGAGGTCAAAATGGAGATGTGTTCTAGTATGGGAAACGGTTTTACGTTCCCATTACAAACGGCACTGTTCCTAGGCGTTGTATCTTGTTGTTATAAACTGATGGGAATTCCTTTGATTAGGAACTCGTCAGCGATGCGGCAGCCTATTGATGCAGGTAACTTTCTTGCATTGTTAACATTAGATGGACGCAAGACTCCGGGTAACTTCGGTGTCTTCGGTGACGACATAATTGTTACGCATGACGCGTATCAGCTGTGTTGCCATTATCTCCGTCTATTGGGGCATGTTGTGAACGACCAAAAGTCGTTTAACACAGGGTACTTTAGGGAGTCTTGTGGGGCTGACTTCTTCGCAGGTTATAACGTGCGAGGAATTTATATCAAGTCCTTAGAGACACCGCTTGACGTGTATTCCGCCATTAATCGATTGACTGTATGGTCTGCTAAGCATGGGGTAAACCTATCTCTTACGATGCAGTTGCTGCTTGGATGGGTGAAATTCCTACCCGTTCCATTCGCGGCCGCCGACATTGAAGGAGTTAAAGTACCCTATGACAAAACAAGGCCACTCGGAATTAAAACCGCCGAGAAGTCCGTCGAGACAGATAGCCAAAACTGGCAAGCAGTCCTATACAAAGGGATTGCAATCCGGACAAAAGCTATCAAGGTTCCTTACCTATCTCGTGAAGATGAGACAGGTGATGGCCTCAGACCTCAGCCTACTAATCATGCAGGTTGGGCCGTTTGTGCCTTTGGTGGATATTGTAAAACACCGCCTTATCGAGTGGGTGAAGCGAAACCTGAGGTTTTAATCGGGTTTCGCAGAAAGCCAGACGAGCCATTAAGGTGGAAAGTGAAGGTTAAGGTTGCACCCATTTGGGCTGTAACACCTATCCTTCCCGGTCCAGTCTTCGGCACGGATCGAGGTGACGCGTGGGAACGCGTTGCCAATAGGCTTGAATTTCTAGCCTATCTCCCCCGAGTCTAGCCAACTCAGCCTCCCTTGAG